TGGTTAGTCCTCCTTATGACACGCCGATAGCGATATATGATAAGGTAACGCTTGATACTATCGTTGATGCTGTCGAGGTAAGCGTGATACTCTGTGGGTGGGTAGTCGTTGGCCCGTTGCTGTCTACCGTCACCCAATATGGGCCATTGCTGCCGACCGATAGTGATATGATACATTTTGGGGCATAAGAAAACGCCTTTGGAAAATCGCTAAAATACAGTCTGCTACTGGTATAGCACCCCGCATTTGGAGCGTTTGTAATTGCAACATTTGACCACGTCTTGGAGGCCGCGCAAATGTGCATACCGCCACCAAACGTAATATAGATATTACCGTCGGATGGATCGCTGCAACGGACCGCTGTGCTCCAACTGCTCCATGTATTGCTGCTATAGTAATAACGTGGCCTACACCACACGTTACCCGTCGCTGTGTGATACTCCTGCATGATATCGTTACGCCCCTGATCATCCGTGCGCAGAGGCAGAACATACAGCTTGCCGGGAACGGCCTCGGGGATGTTGGCGATAGATTGTGCACTTGCATAATTATCGACGGACACGACATCCCCCGGCGTGATGTAATCATCAAAATTGTATTTGTTGGGTGTTGCCGTTGTCTCGTTGATAAGCGTTGACCAGCGCAATTTGATCGCCCCCACATCCGCCGCCGTGGGCATCTGTGCGAGCTTGCCACTGCTGTCCAGCGTGGCGATGCCGGAGGGCTGGGCGAGTGTTTTTTCTTTCGCTAGTCCTATTTTATTCGCCGTAGTTGTGATACTTTTTACGGATAATTCATCTGCTGTATATGTTGCAATTTCCAATTCGTAAATCGTTCCGCCTGCGTTGATATCCTCTTGTATCAATTCGCCTTTCGGCAGACGCACCTCAAACTTTATCGGATTTTCTGCATTTGACAGATCAATCACTGTAACTAATTGCCCTTCCTGCACTCCATTTGTGGACAAATTAGCATATATTACTTCCTGGGACACTTTGCATACCCTGCCGCATAAAATCAAGTATCCATCTCTGATCTGCACTTGCGCGCCTCCGACTGCCGTCAGCCCGCAACCCGTTAAAATACCGCTTTCGCCCGCAAGGGCATTGTAAAGCACGCCGTCATCTACGGGATTTACCCGCGATTTGTCAAACGTTTTTAGTTCGATCATTTTCCACTCCTTCTTTCCATAATTAATATTTTCGTCAATTCAATCCGGACGGCTCCAAAAATATACCGCATCCGTCCGCGCTCGATTTCGTACCCGGTCAAAACAGTGGGGTATACAACTCCGTCCTTTATGACATTCACCCGGTCCCCGACCTCCGTTCCTCCTAAAAATGTGTTTTCTTCCTGTAGCACAATTTCAATGCAATTCTCAAACTCTGCTTTTGCAAGCGCCTCGTTCGACCTCTCCTTTGCCTTCGCTGAAAAATCGTCATCGTCGATATATTCCACAACCTGTACGCAAGGAGGCGCGTAATCCTCTGCGTAGTACGTCAAAGCTTCGTTCTCATTCCGCTTGTTGACCGCAACGAATTTGTTTGCGGCTCCGTAATCGTCGCGCAAAGTAATTGACCGCTCTAATACGACCGGCAAATCTGCCTCAATCGTTTTCTGCGCTGCCTTCGTCAGGCCGATAGAACATTTAATTTCTTTTTTGGGAATATCGAGAGACATTTTTACCGTGATTCCGTATTTGGTTAAGGCTTTTAAAATAATATCGTCAAATAGTTTATGGATATTGTCTTTTAGATTCAGCCGTCCTTCTATTTGATTCGTGCGCGTTTCAATCCGCAAGCCCTCCACCCGCTGTATTTCGTCATCTGTGTCGATCAATTCTTTTTGGACGAGCGCCGCAATAAAGGTTTCCAGCGGTTGTGTATAGATGGCGTTCCGATCGTAATAAACTTGTATGTCTAATAGGGATAAAAGCGGCTTCACGGTCAATTTTGTGCGGTTTTTATCATATTCGATTGATTTTATAATCCCTTCATATCCTTCTATGCAGAGATAATCACCGCGTTGGCATTCCAAATGCTTCGGCAGGTTAATTTCTGTGGTTTCCAGCGTAAGATAGTCATAAACGATTTTAGGATTTTCAACCTGTGACCATCCGCGAAACGTGAAATCCCGCGCGAATATTTCAACCCTATACTGTTTCGGCAATCTCGTTCACCTCGATAATCACCTTTAAAGTTTCGCTTCCTTCGTGCGAAAAAATCAATTCGCTTTCTCCGATCGGAGCTAGGAGAAAGCGATCTGTCGAAAAGTCTCCGTTTTGGTATTCATCGCAGATCAGTTTTTCGTTTTGGTCCCTGCGCGACATTTCGAGGGTTAAAGGGCTACTGTCTACTATCAATTGCTCTCCGCTGTTGATAACAGTGTTAACCTTCCCGCTCCCAATCACCCGTCCTGACTGCATCATCGTCCAAAATGGATGTTGACAGGGGCCGAAAATGTGGACCCGCATAGGCGCGTTTTCAAACCCTGTATTCACGATTTTTGCGCTCCCCATCGCTCCGTCAACATAGGAGTACGGGTAGGCATAATCATAGGTCTTACCTGATCCTTCTGAGCGCTGCGCCGTTACAATTTGTGTATTCTTTTGCCATTGGGAAATAGAGGTGAAATCGACATCGACCTCACAAAACTCATTATAGGGCGTGATCTCCCGTTTTTTTAGGTTGGATACAATACATTTAATGTATCGCCATTCGCTTCGTTGGCTGTAGCCAAATTGTAGGGGGGCGTAGCGGATAAATTTTAAAAACTCGTTGTACGCATCTTCGCTGTCAAAAAGCATGGTACCTGTTATTATTTTTTGCGACAACAGGCTTTCCACTTCGATAAAATCGTCTCCAACGCGGGAAAAATCGGTTTCCTTTCGAAAGCCGATCCCATCCATATTTTTAAAGATTGCGTCCCGGCGCAGTAGGTCAAATGTCTGGCCATGAGCGTTTTTCAGTTGAACTTTTCGCACTTAAAACGCACCTCCGTACGCAATTCCAAGTTTGCGGTTAAGGTCTTCGACCGCGCGCGCGCCGTCGCGGCTCTGGTAACCATTAAATGTGTTGTTTTGCGTAAATGACATGCTTTTACCACCCGCGCTTCCGCCTGCCGTGGTCATCATTGTGGCATTAACGCTCCCCTGCGTGGCCTCAACAAGCCTGCCGACGCTCTGCTTCATGTTGCTTTGCAGCTTTCCCATCGCGCCGGAAATTCCCTGCCATATGCCTTCAGGGATAAACTTGCCAATTTGATCCGCAAATACGCGAGAGGGAGAGTGGATTTCTAAGTTATCTTTAAATCCTTTTACGATTCCTCCAGAGAAATCCTTGATCTTGTCTTTGATCCAAGTCACTTTATTTTTGATTCCATCCCAAATTCCCGTAACAATGTTTTTGCCGATATCAAGCATCTTTCCAGGCAGTTCTTTGACAGTGTTGACAATATTGTTGAATAGGTCTTGTGCGCCCTCTTTGCCCTTTTGCGCCGTTTCTTTTCCCCAAGAAACCACTCGGTCTTTGGTTTTAGTCAGCCATTCTTTCACACGATCAGGAAGGGATTTGAACCAGTTAACAACCGCATCGATTGTCTGCTTAATCAGGGCAGACGCTCGTTCTTTTACGGACGTGCCCCATTCTGTGACCCGATTTTTAGCGTTTACCAACCACGTCCAAATGCGACTTGGTAAGGTAGCAAACCAGTTTACAACCGCATCTATGGCCGCCTTTATAAGCGCGGTTGCGTGATTTTTGACAGTTGTCCCCCATGCGATAACATTATTAACCGCATTGACTAACCACGTCCATATGCGGCCCGGAAGGGATGCAAACCAATCAACAATCCCTTGTATTATTTTGGGGAGTTCTGTCGTCACCCAATTCCACGCATTCACGCCAAAATTCACGATGTTTGCGAAGATGCGGCCGATTTCATAGCCGATTTTCGCAGGCAACTCCGAAAACCATGCGACGAGCTGCGCGAAAGCGTTCGGAATCGATTCCGTAAAAAAAGTGACTATAGAGTTCCATGTGTTTACAAAAAAGTCCTTGATTTTCTGCAAAAAATTATTGATGAAATTCCGAAACCCTTCGCAGTTTTCATACAACAACTTGAACGCGCCTGCAAATGGATTAACAATCAAGAGCAGCAGCCCTTGCCAATTAGCTTTGATCCAGTCTATAACCGCGTTGAAAGCATTTGGAATCGTGACGGTAAAAAAGGTTTTCAAGGCTTCAACTGCGTTTGATGTAACCGCCTTAATTTTGTCCCATAGTCCGATCCAAAAATTTCGGAACCCTTCGCAGTTTTTCCAGAGGTATATAAATCCCGCTACCAGGGCTGTAATTGCCGTGATAACCAAAAAGATGATATTATGATTCATTGCGAGATTGAGTGCCTTTTGCGCTATCGTTTGTGCCTGTGTAGCGCTTTTGAGCATCTTAAACGTCCCGGAAAGACTCATAATCCCAGATGTCATTTTCGCGATCACCGAGACAATGCCCGCCATAGGAGCAATCGCGGCGACTATCCCAGCTATAACCATAACGGTTTTTTTACCTGCTGGGCTTAACTCGTTGAATCGATCCAACAGTTGCTTCACGCTTTGTGCAATCTTTAAAAAGATTGGCCCAAGCGTTTTAGCTACCGTTTCCCCCAAGTCATGCAGGCCGAGCTTCAAATTTTGTGCTGCGAGCTGTGTATCGTCTACTTCATCTACAACTTGGCTATATGTGCTTTCTACGGTACCTGCCGAGTTTTGAATTGCTTTCGTGTAAGATTCGACCTCAAATCTGCCGCCCTTGATCGCGTCGGCAAGGTCCGGCCCTGCCTTTTGCCCAAAAGCTTCTATGGCGAGTGTTGTCGCACTCGCCAAGTCTGGGCAGTCTTTGATCTGCTGCATGGTTTTTGCGAACTCCTTTTGCGGGTCTTTGTTGGCAGCACCCCAAGCGGATATCGCTTTTTTCATTCCTGAAAATGCAATTTCAGTGTTAACACCTGCCTTTTCCCACCCGGCAAAGAGTGCAATTGCGTTTTCTGTGTCTATCCCCAGAGCGCGCATTGGCGCACCATATTTCGCAAGGTTGGTTGTCAGCGTATCAATGGAGATTCCGCTTTTTTGAGCCGCTACAGTCAGAGCATCTAGCAATGGTTTGTATTGGCCCGCCGAAATTCCTGCGTCCCCCATTGCACGGGTAACAAGCTGTACAGACGTGTTTACGTCCGTTCCATTTACCTTCGCAAATTTCAAAAAATCCACGGACGCAGACTTTAGCTTTTCTCCTGTAAAATCAAGGCGCGTGTTGAGTTCTCCCACGGCAGCCCCGATATCCCCAAAATCGCCCGGAACTTCTTCCGCGACCTGTTTATATACCTCTTGGAGGTCTTTTGCAGTCTCCTTGGTTGCGCCGGTTTTGGTTGCCAAAGTGTCAAGCCCCACGTCAACCTCATCCATTGCCTTAACCGCATACGCGCCCGCACCCACAATAGCAGCAGACACGGGCGCCATAGCTCCGGAGACCTTTTTTGCCCCTTGTGATACGCTGTCGGCCACGCCCTTAATCTTTTCGATCGTTGCGTTCGACTGTGCCGCCTGCTTTTCAAGGCTTTTTAATTGTCCTTCTGTTTTGACAACTTCGCGTTGCAGGGAGCGGTACTGCTCAGCGGATATATCTCCACGCTTAAATTGTTCCTGTGCCTGCTTTTCGGCCTGTTTCAGCGTGTCAAGCTTCTGGCGGGTTTCGCTGACGGCACTTGCAAGCAGGGTTTGCTTTTGCCTGAGCAGTTCCGTATTTGTGGGATCAAATTTTAACTGCCGGTTCACTTCTCGCAGTTCGCTTTGCGTGGTTTTGATCTGCTTTTCTGATTTTTTTAGGGCATCGTTCAGTGGCCTTGTGTCTCCTCCGATTTCTACCGTGATGCCTTTAATTTTTCCTGTACTCATCTTCTCACCCCCCGTTCGCTTTTTGATTTCCAAATTGAGCGCGCAAAGCACCACGGTCCGGTTCCGTCTGCCTAATCGCCCAGCATTTTTTCAGGTATTCCTGCCCCTTCTCTGTTTGCATATAGCGGTAGATTGCCGCATCGCGTAAATAGAGGCAAAAAACAAAATAATTAAGCTCGTCAACCTCGCGGAGATTAAACCGCGTATATTCGCTGACGAGCTTTTCTGGCAATGTTTGGATATCAAAATGTCCCGCATCACCCTCGGCGGGATAATACGGGACATTCAGTTTTTTTGATTTTGCACCTCCGCAATCCACGATAAAAACGCCTCAAGAATCGCTTGCAGTTCGTCGAAATTGAGTTCTTCGATCAATTCACGCGGGACCTTGTATCCAGACTTATTTTTAGACAGTAGCTTTTGCATCGCATCGGTAAGCATATCAATCTGGTTCTCATCCTCCCCGGATTTACTGAGCGCCATGAGGCGTTTCATCGTTTTCAATTTCGGAGGCTCGATCTCCAGATCGATATCTCGCTTTCCGTCATCCGCTTCAACGGTCAGTCGCAATCCAAAATAGCGCTTTGACAGTGTGGTAACATCAAACATGTGTTATCCCTCCTGATCAGAGGCTTTGTCGATTTCCTCCGCATAAATGATTTTTGTTCCCTCCTCGTCACATGCCTGCGCCGAGAATTCAGCGTCAATGACAGTCTCCTTATCTTTTGTGAACGCGAGCGAGAATCCAGCGGTATTGCGGCCAGCGATAGCGAGATAGACATTCCCATATTCTGCGTCCTTGTGCTCAAACAGGATGACATAGACTTTTCCGTTGTCGTTACTGATCCCACCAATTTTCACGATACGCAGCCCGTTTGTGGTATCCTCTGTGACCCGACCAGTTGCGCAAAGCTTTTCAAGCACGGTGCCGTTCCATGTACAAATCCCGCTTTTTAACGTCGCTTCTTCTTCCGTGATAATTGTTTTGGTAACATACCCAAAATCATCCTGTGCCGTGTAAAAATTCGGCTTATATTCTAAGCTCGCGCCGCCTTGAATTCGCCCCAAAAGGAACTCATCTGTCGCCATGTCCTTGATAAGCTGGGCAACATCTCCGATGCTCTCCTTAAACTCTTTGATGTAAAGCTTTCCGCTTCCAAGCGTAATAGTGTTGGGATTTCTTTTCATGTGACGATCTCCTTTTCTAAAATTTCGTCGAGATAAAACAATGTCAGAAAACATTCTTCTTTGCTTAACCACTGCCGTTCTTTTTCGTAATGGATTCCCGCTGCTTCGATAAGATCGACAACTGACTCGTCATTCCCGTCCTCTGTGTAGTGCTCGATCGTTAGGTTATGCACCGTCAGGAGGTTTCCAAAATCGTGCCCCCTCCTGCTTGTATCATCCAGATAAACAATAAACGGGGCTTGCATTTGTTTGGCAAAGGCGGTTTCCGCAACCGGCTCTCCCGTCTGTTCGAGCCAAGATTTAATATTCACTCTGCGCCGCCTCCTTCGCAATTTCGAGCATATTTGCTTTCGCGAGTTCCTCTCCGTATTTGATGTGTGGAAAGGCACGGGAACGGCCTCCCCACGGCATAGCGTGGCCGTTTTCTAATAAATACGTTAAGCGGTAATACGGTGCCGCAACGTACCATGTATACGATCTTTGATAGGGCGTTTCAATCGTCCTTGACAGTCTAAAAGCTTTAACATACTCCCCTGTGCCTCCAAATGTAACGTGGTCTTTAATCGTCTGGTTTACCTGTTTGGATGTTTTTGCCACTCCGTCTTTTACAGCCTTAGATACCCCGACTACATAACCTTCCAACTCTTTTCCGATTGCGTCCTCTAAATCCAAAATCCCGACAACCTGTCCCAACGCTATCCCCTCACAATCCCATATTTTTTGAGCGTAAGGACATAACACAGCGGGTTGGTATCGTCAAGCGCCTGCACCTGCTCGATCTTGTACTTTTTTCCGTCTATGATCGCATCGTCCTGCGGCGATATGCCTCCCGGTACGCGCGGGACATGGATGAGTTTGCTAATCTCCGTCCCCGCAGTGCGGGCGGCATAATGGCGTTTGATACCCACAACGCGGTTTCCATAGTGTAGCCTTATCCTTTCTCTGCTACCCTCCCGGATGATTTCGATGATCCCATCGTTAAAAGTCAAAAACTCATTCGGCGTTTTCGGTTTCATTTGGTTTCACCTGCGCATTCAAATGCAGGCTCAGCAGATCGGATGCAAAATTTTGCTCGAACGCCTCTAGTGCACGTGAGTTTGCATACCTACAATAGTCGAGTAGGAGCCGACGCGGCTCCCCTTCCTCGTCAAAATTGAGCGGCGCGCCTGCGATTTGCTCCAGGCGCGCCTTTCCTCTCGCGATGTAGCCGTCAATGCGTTTTTCCGTCGATATGTCATCCCACGTGATATCTAACTCCTGCATCACAGCTTCAAATAGTTCCATTTTTCACACCACCCGTCAGGATGCGGCTGTTTCTTTTTGCCTAACCGTCACCTCATAATTGGCCGGTTCTAATCCAGAGATGTCTGCCACGACAAAGGCGTTTCCGTCGAGCGGCATTCCATCGCCGTACATTTTAGTGATGTAAACCCGCTCGTCATCCAAAAAACGCACTTCGTCTGAGTATTCGACCTTGCCGCCCGCACCGCCTTTGCCAACGCCCATAAAATATCGGCTCGCAAGGCCAAAGATTGCCTTTCCGTCTGGGACATTAACGTCCTGCACGATGTCCGTAGGATACGGCATGACATTTTGGACGTAGGTCCCATTGGGCGTTAGGTAGGTTGTCGCAGGCATTACCTTATCAAAATAATCGGTCGGATTTACCGCCATCAGCAGCCTCGGGACGGCGCGCTTACGGTTATTCGGCCCTTTAGAGATTGTTTTTGCAATGCTTCCAATTGTTTTCGGCGAGAGATCGGTAATTTTTACCGCTTCTTTGTCGGGATATACGCCTTCCGTGACACTTCCGTCCGGATTTTTCATCATGCCAATTGGCTCGTTTTTACCGGTGCCCGCAATGATTGCCTTGCACAAACCAGCGCCGAGTGCTTCCGCGAGTACAGCACGGACGTATGCGTCGATCCACTGCGGCCCTGCATCCATCATGTCTTTTGAGATGACCATAAAGGCTGTAAGCTTCTTGGTGCCGACTTCCACCTTTGCAATTGCGCCATCCAGCTCTTGCGTGATCTTGCTCCCTAGCGGCCCCCATACTGCAAACTGCACGCCCTTTTTGTTGACGATCATCTTCGTAAGCGTCGCCGTATTCTGAATGCTGATCGCGCCAAGCAATGGGAATATGGTCTTGATATCATCAAGCACCTGATCGATAACCGTTTCTGGAAAGGCGTTTTCAAGGCCCTCAAATCCTTTTTCTATGCTGTCCTCGCGAGCCGCCTTGATGAGTGCTTTGTAAAATTTGGTTTCATCCGCCGTCAGTGTGCGCACGCCACGTTTCTCAAGGATCGCATTATCCTTTGTCTTCTGATATTCTAAATAATCGTTTTCGATTCCTTTACGCATTTCTTCCGCAAAGGAGCAAAACACCTCTGCAACCTTTTCCTCGTCGTTCGTTTTGAGCGCGTCGGAAAACTTTTTGCGAAAATCGTCTCTCGTAAAATCACTGCTTTTCGGCATGTCTGATACCTCCATTTTTATTCTTTGTCTGCAAAAATTGCTTGCAATCTCTTCATGAGCGTCTGCGGCGGAGCTGCTTCCTTTTTTCCGCCGTAATCCTTCGTTACCCCTGCCTCCGGCTGAGCGGGGACAGCAACGAATGAGATTTCATATGCATCTTTCGGGTCGTCAAGGGCTTTATAGCAGGTTTTCCCATCATACTCCTCGCCTGCGCGGTGCTCGCAATACGTTTTTGTGTTATCCGCTTCGCAAATTGAGCAGGTCACCCGGCCAATGGCGCATCCAATGGATACCTCTTTTTTAATACCGGCTTTAATCTCCGCGATCAAACCCTGATTTTTGTCTGTCCTGACCATGTAACAATAGGCGATGAGCTGTGCGCCCTGCTCGCCGGTTTTGGATTTCGCTCCCGTGGTTGTAACTTCTGCTCGGTATACGCGAGCGATCTGGCCGTTTGCGGACCAATCATGATCTGTAATCATGGTTTTCCCGACGTACAGTTCAGATAGTTTTTTCAGTGCCGATTTTGTGAATGCCTCACCATCACGGTCAATGTCGTTTCCACACGCAATTACTCGAAAAGCAAAGACTTCTTCAGCTGTTATCGGCGACAAGGTAAGCTGATTAATCTTTTCGAGTTCTGCGTCATCAACTTCAAGCCCAGTCACTTTTCCGGATTTTTCAATCTTCATTTACTTCACCCCCTCCCGCTGCTGGTAATTTTGCAATGTCCGCATAGTTTTTAGTCATCCAGTGCATACGACTCCACCATGTATTGAGCGGTACATCGCCCAACTTTTCACGCAGGTCGTCGATATTGTAAAGGCCAGCAGAAATCAATTTATCAGCCTTATCTGCGGTTGAAAAAACGTCAATGTGCTTCACACATGTTGTATCGATCATGAGCTTATAACCGTTAATATATGCCTCTTTTCCATAATACTTTCGGTTGATCTCCGTCTGGATGAGATCGCACAAGGGGTCGACGCAGAACGTTAAGAATTCATCCACTAAACTCTCCACGTCCGCAATCTCCCCTTGCAGGAGAGCAGGCGGAATTTTAAATGCTTGTGCAACACGCATGAATGCTTCTTTTGTGATATTGGCGATGTCATTTACCTCACTAGTGGATTTTTTGCTTCCTTCTCCAGAAATCTCGTCATATTTAATTCCCCTCGGAAGGACTACAAGAGCGTTTTCTTCTTTAAAATAGGATTTAAAGCGATTTCCGTAAAGGTCGTTTAGAGCCTTTTGCCATGAGTCGTTTTGCTGCGGTGTTGTCTCGGTTGTTACAATGCCCTTTCTTCCGCCCGCTCGTTTGTATTTGTTAACCGCCATCGACAGGAGGCCGGAATATCCTTTCATTAGACTGGACAACAGCGCTCGTATGCTGATCTCTGAGTATCTAAAATACATGACATCCTCGGCATAAAAGGTCTTTTGGAAGGTGAGTTCCCCGCGTCGGACGCTGGTGAAGGTGTCGGGAAAGAGTGCATACTCCGTATGGACAAAATCATCCGCTACGATCAACTGCCCGTTTTGCTCGATGACAAGGCACTCGTTATAGTACAGGAGTTTCCGCACGATTTCCCCGATAAACTGAGACGAGTTTTGATTGACGTTCGGCTCTATGTTCCAGACATAATGATCGCCTTTCTTGACCGGAGTTCCTTTCGCGAGAGTTTTAAACTCGCACTTACTGACAGCGCCCGCTATCAGGTTGATCGCCATTTGGATCGCAAAGTCTTCGACCGCAAGCTTATATTGCTGCGTTTCAATTTTCTCTGCAAGTGTGATCGTGTCTTTTTCGCCAAACATATCGCGTATCCATTCGATAATCCGCAACCATCCACCTTCCTTCTACTAAGATTTTCAGGGTTACTCTTCAGATTTTTGATTTTGCTTCATCGATAAGCCGGTTAATGTTCTGCCAAAGCGCGTTTATTTCGCGTGTTTTTTTTAACGCCTCATCAACCCCGTTTACTTTAAGTTCAACTTCGATACCTGATTTCCTGTCTTTCAATCTGCTTACCTCCTAATAGCTGTAGATTTGTACCTCTTCATAATCCCCTGAGCAGTTTCCGCAGTCCGGTAAATCCTCACTGGCGCAAAAGGCATGCACAAGAGCCATAAAGCCGTCCGTTTTTCGTGACTTCTCTTCTTTTTTTTGATAAACCATGTTTCCGTCTTTGTCGGTCGCAACGCAGGTGTTCCAGGTGTACCATCGCATAAGTGGATTATTTCCCCATACGATCCGCTGCGTTGCGAATGCACTTGCAATGACGGGTGCCCATCGCATTTGCGTGACGCGCTTCGTCAGGCGTATGTTGTTGCGCCCGCCTTTGTCGGTGTCAAATCCATGTTGTTTTAAACTTGCTGATAGCAATGTGTATCTAAAATTGTCCATCCCCATTACGGTAGTTTGATAAATTCTTGCCTGCTCTTCAACCCACTGCGTTGGGATTTCCGGCGACACTTCCGGCGCGTCCACAAACGTTAAGAGGTCCTTCGCCTCCCACTCTTCAAGTGGGGCTTTTATGCGCGGCAAATCCAGCGAGTTTTTGCAAATCCATGAGTGCGTGATCCAGTAATATACATCGTCTTTTTTAAACAGTAGACCCGCCGCAATTAAATCCTGCGTTTTGGCATAGTCGATTGCAGCTACGCACGGGCATCCGGCCAGGTCTGGCAACGGGCGACTTGCAGCGAGCACATTTTCCCACGTTGTTACATCTTCATCTTCCTGCTCGGCAGGCATATTCATCCTTTTCACCACAAATGATGCAGCACGATTCGGGCTATTTTTGTAAGTAGCATATTCCTGCTTGATTTCCCGGAGCAGCGTCCCAAATTCAGGGTATGCTAGGGACGGATTTGCCTTTACCCACATATCCGGTTTGTCAACCTCTTCAATGCTGTCCAGATGGCACATAAAAGGGAGCATGCCTCCGTCATCCTGCCCGCGGAACAAGACTCCCCGCGCCTGTTCCTTCAGGTCGTCCAGCGGCCCTCCCCGGATGTATCCGTCTGTTGTGATGATGGTCTTTCGCGGATGCTTCTTTTTTCCGAGCCCTGTTGTGGCAACGTCCACCATCTTATAGTTCTCATAAGCGTGGTATTCATCAAATACAACCGCGCCCGGTCTGCCTCCGTCTTTGGTCTTATAGCTCGACGTGCGAAATCGGATGCGCGACCCGGTCTTTAAATTCGTGATGCATTCAACGTTCCATTTAAAATACTTCTCAAGTTTTTTCTTGTTTTCCTCCAACACGGAGCGAATGTCGTCCGGGCTGGTTTTGGCCTGATCTTCCGATGTGGCGAAAATGTCCACATCGTAATTCTGCACACCGTTGATAGGGGTAGACCACGCAAAGGACTCAAACGATTCATAACCGTTTTTTCCAAATCCACGACCGCCGTAGAGAAATAAAATAGGCCAGCGAAGTTCGCCGTCATCCTGATAAGTGCAATTATGCAAAGCAAACACAAACGTCTCCCACGGAAGAAGGCGAAACGGGAAATACTGCTGCAACCCTAGATATCGCTTTAACTGCTGTTCATCGACATAGATATCCTCCTCTTCAAAACAGTTTTCGACATGGTTACATAATGCGAGCTGCTCCTTGCAAACCGGGACTTTCCCTGATCTGACGTATTCAATATAGCTTTCGACTTCATAGGTCACCGTCATCATCCCCGGATGCAACGCACTTCTCCGTGCTGATTCCCAATTTTTCGAGGATGGAAAGCATTTGCCGATTTACGTTAACGATTTCTTTGACGGAGGGGTTGTTTTTCTTCATGGGAATTCCGACCGACGAGACATCTTCATATACGACTCCGCGCTTGTTGATGTCCGTCACGAGTTTATTTTTGATGCTCCAAAGTTTCATATAATCTTCAATCAAATCCGAAAAGCAAGCGACATCCGCGCCTTTCTCCTTGAGCTGCTCAATAAGCGATTCGCGCACATCGCCTTTTTTAATTCTCACGTTATTTCGCCTCCCGTGATCTCTTTAAATGCGCCCATATAAAAATTATAGAGCGGTTCGCTTTTTTCAAAGCTAAACTGCTCTATGCTTGGATTTTCGTTTAAGTTTGAGGACGTTTCGATTACAAATTTGCCCTTTGAGGTATCTAATAAAATAACCTTTGAGTGGTTATTGAGGACAGCAATCCTCCATCCATTTCTTTCACATGCCGTCTGCAAATCGGTGTAATATCCATACGATTTTCCAATTTCGCTATCGTTTTTCATTACACTTCCGACAATAAATGTTGCGTTCTCAAGCTTCCCCTGTCGATGCAACTCATTTAAAACCATCAGATGCTTTTTCCCAACGCGCAGGGTGGACACCATCATACGATAAATTTTAGCCTGATCCGCGACCACTTTGATAAAACCAATCGCGCTAAATCCTCCGACTGAGATATACTTTCTGATCTCCCTGCCTGGCAAATCATGGCACAGGCTTTCAATCTCGCTTTTTTCTCTCATGATATGAAACTGGTACCGCTTTTTCGGTAATTTTATGATCTCGTTCCCCATAAAAAATCCCTCGCGCGCGCGAGTGCCCGGAATTGTCTATCCTATTTCCCGATATCCCCTATATTGACCGCTTTTCAAAATTTTTGACCGGGGGGTCACCAACGCTCATCGTTCCATTTATTTTTTTGGTCTCCTGAATGATGAATTTCGTAATGACATGATTCGCACAAGGCTATCAGGTTATCTCTTTTGAGTGCAAGCGCTGGACACTTTCGCAACGGCTTTATATGATGCACTGTATCAGCAGGCGTGTATTTGCCCTTACTCTTGCAAATCTGGCATTCCCCATGCTGTTCTTTTAACACTTCCGCTCGCAACCGTCGCCATCGCTTAGAGATGTAAAAGGCATGCACATTGTTACTGTTGATGAGTTCCACAACCCATGCTGCTACCTGCTGGCTATTCATCTGATTCCCTCCGCAAAATGTCGTCGGCGCTGCCTGGAGACAGCGCCGACATATAATAAAGGAAGGCCCGGTACTACCGCCCCGGACAGGCGAACGAAGAGTGCCAGCCCTCACGCTCTCCACACTATCATTATAGCATTATAAAACGGACACAAACGGACACAAGAGGTCAATGATGGACATTAATTTGCGGGATGCTGTAGTTATGAACAAACGCATTGCCATCAAATTTTATAGCCAATATATGTATAGCTTCCTTGTGCCGCCTCCTGCACGTCCTTTCGCTACAGCAGACTCGCTTCGCTATTTCCCTCCACCCCTTCGCCTCTTTATATTTTTGATTGATAATTGTGCGTTCTGAGATCGGTAGGGCTTTTAGCTCGTTTTGGACTTTAAATTTAAATAGCTTCATTTGTTCAAGCTGCTCTCTTAGTTCGTCTATTCTTTCCGTGTCTGCTTGCGCCGCACGGATCGCCGCTGCTTCGGTCGGGCTGTGAAACCCGTTTTTACCGCGCGGCATTCCGTCCATGTTTACGCCTGAAAGAGAGCAATATATTTCTTCTGCGTCTCTGATTTCCTGCGCTTGGAGTTTTATTTCATCGTCTATGCAACCGTAATATTCCAGCAAATGAATGACGTGCTCTATGTTCATTCTCATACCTCCTTTCTCGGGGCGAATCTAATGCCGCAAAAACTCACACCCGCTCTCTTTTAGAGCCGATTCCAGCTCTGTCTGAATTTTATTTACTATTTTCACAATTTCATTAATTTTTTTGATGCAGATATTTATTGCCTCCATACAAGTACGCGCGTCGGCTCTGCTATCATGCAGTATCCCCTGATTATTTGAGGGACGGAGTTTGATGTTGATTTCCTCAATCTGTTTATTCAATCCCGCTCGCCTCCTGATGTGGTTTTCTAATTGTTTCTATTCTCTCTTTTAGACGATCTATCTTCTCTTCGATTTCGCCCTCCGCACATCCGTACCCATAAAGCATTTCCATTTGCCACAGCATGATTTGCACGTCGGCAATTTCCTCTTGGATATTTTCCAGGACCTTCATACCCTTTGCAGTAAGCCGCTCTTCTATCTGCAATCGCCGGAATTTAAGCAAGGCTTTGATAAGCTCGCTGCACTCCTCAATACATACATCTGTCTGCGCCTCACGGCCGTATGTATCAATAGCGGCACAAAGCACATCTGCATATTTATCGGGTAATTGCATCTATATCACTCCTTATCGATTTGTAATTGATTGTTTTGGTAAACCTCAAATAGCGTTTGTCCTGAGGCGCTCACCATGTACGGCAAAAAGATTTCCTCCATCTGTACCATTTCGGATTCTAGGATCGCCATCTGGGCTTCAACCCAGTCTTTGACGATGCGCCACGCCACCCGCTCGGCCTGTTCGCGATCACATTTGACTTTTTGTTTTGTCAAAACTTTATGTACTGCATCCACGTTTGCAGGCAGTCGGATTCCACGCGGGCCTAAAGGCGTGTCAATCATAAAGGATAAGGCGGTGATCCTGCCAGCATCGTCATAGTCCTGCAATATCTTTTTTGCTCCGTGTTTGACCAGCTGGCCCTGTATCTGTCCTAATGTCGTGTAGATATCTACTTTGGTTGTGTAATTGAGTAATGGCATATTACTTCATCTCCATTTCTGTTGGCGATGCTGGAATGTATATTCCGTATTTTGCCCATGCATCGCGCGCCCGCTCATAAACGCCCGCTCGCTGTAAACAGCGATATTTGCATGTAGGGCACCATTTATGATGTGCCGGCCAGTAGTCCGGTTTTGCAACGGCTTTAATCGCCATAAATCTCAACCGGCACAGCGCATTGGCGTGAATATGGTCGGTATATATGACGTGATACGCCATATCCCTGATTGTTCCTTTCATTTTTGTGCCTCCTTTTCAAGCAATTCCGCTTGTGCTATCCCGTTGAAAATCGGATAAAACTGCGCTGGAACCACCGCGTTGCCTAAGCATTTAAGTCTGTCCACCCGATGGGGAACCCCATGAGCCATTCTACCCACGTCGGGTTCAATTGGCCACCAATCTGATCGTTCAGGTTTTTGCTCCCCTGCGGGTCGGAAAACCTCTCCTGCTGGCCGGTTCTGAAATCCCGTGCCTGCGGGGTTGGAAACAGCGCTGCTACCGCATCCAGCCTCGCATAGCTTTGTTTTCCGCTTTTTCCCATATGCCGGACCGTCCCGTTTTTCGTTATATGTGGATTGATTGCTGTTCTCCCGCAGTCCGATGCGCTCGGCGTCGGCCACATCTGAACCGCCTGAATCAGTTTCATTCCGTGTTTTGTCCCTGTATATTCTTTCTCTTTCAGATCCCCGCACGCTGCGTCGAATTGCGTTATTGTAGGCAATAATTGCGACCCTGTCTCTGCGGTGCGGGGCATCGACACCGCAAGCTGGAATAACAAATGCCCTTGTGGCGTAGCCTTGGGCCTCCAAGTCAGATAGCACCTGGTCGAGCGCCATATTGACGATTCCAGCAACATTTTCTCCAACAACCCAAGTGGGCCGGAGCTCCTGGATAACTCTGAGCATTTCCGGCCAGAGGTAACGGTCATCATCCGCGCCTCTGCGCTTCCCGGCGACGGAGAACGGTTGACAGGGGAATCCCCCTGATATAACGTCAACTGTTCGTAACCCTGTTCGCTCATGAAAATCCTCTCCTGTCAGCGTGCGGATATCCCGCCACTTTGGTACATCCGGCCAATGTTTTTCAAGCACCTTTGTGGGGTAATCCGCCCACTCGCACTGCCCGACGGTCTTAAATCCAGCCCGCTCGGCGGCAAGATCAAGCCCTCCAATCCCGGAGAAGAGGGACAGGTGCGTCAGTCTTTTCATCCTGCTTCCCTCCCGTTCCGGCTGTTGATAAAATCAAACAGTGTCGGCTGGTCCACCTCCGCTTCTGCCGACCGGCAATATTCCACGCCATCTGCAAAATATCCCGCGTTGAGCTCAATCCCATATCCTTTCCGGCCCATCTTGATCGCTTCTTCCGGCACTGTGAACAGGCCTGAAAACGGATCGAGCACCACGTCCCCTTTATTGGAATACCGGTTAATCAATCGCTGTACAATATCAATCTGCAACGGGCAGACGTGCATCTGCTGCCGCCGGGCGGATTGCGTCGTGTTGAGCGTGCGCATGCGGTTGATATCGTCCCACACGTCCGGATGCCAGCTGGCGGGCGGAGCGGTCATAAAGGTTTTGGATAGCCTCCCCGCCTCTCCCAAGGTTTCGGTGAACCCGATATGCTGGATATAATCATACACATGCGATCGGGAAAACTGCTTCTGGATGCGCTGAATTTGATCGATCGGCATAGCGCTGATCTCCTCCCGCGTCATCCTGCGGTTCCCGCTGCTGCGCCAAAATCCATGCGCATCGATCTGCCATTGTGCCAGCGGGTAATCCTCCTTGGTGCGTGCCACCGGCGTGTCCGCATAGGCTTTGCTGCGGTCCGTCGGCAGTTTGCGAAAGAGAAGAATGTATTCTGGGCAACCAACCCCCATCTTTGTGCCGTCCTTGCACTGCTCCGTCCAGCCCAGCCGGTAGGTTTGATTATTCTCCCGCACTACGTCTGTGATTACCGTAATCATGCCGAAATACATAAACCCATGGCGCATGTAGTGCTCAATACACATCGCGTGGAACGGCTCCATTGTCGGCATCCCCGTCCCTGTTGCATTGCCGAATAATACCCGGTCTTTGACGTGCACCGCCATCACCCGGCCGGGACGAAGAATCCGGAGCAGCTGCGGGGACAGATAGTCCATCTGCTCAAAAAAGCGCTTTGTATCCTCGTTATGCCCAAAATCGTTGTAGCTCGCCGTATACTCATAATGGTTGGAAAACGGGATGCTCGTCACAATCAGGTCAATGCTGTTCTCCGGCATCCGCTCCGATTCTAAAATGCAATCGTTCTGCACTGCGGTGAAGCGATCCCCTTTTGTCTCTTTTCGCTCCACACCGATGCTGCGCTGCAGCTTCTCGGCCATGTTGACGCCAGACAAACCATATTTCTTCACAATCTCGGCCATCTTTGTCGTCATCTCATCATATTGTGCCCACTTTCGCTGCAAGGCCCTGAGAATCTCGCTTTCCGCATCCATGTAAATGATATCGATCACAACCCGCTCGCCCTGCAAAAAACGATAAATTCTGTGAATTGCTTGAATAAAGTCGTTGAATTCATAGTCGATCCCGGCGAAAATTGCCCGGTGGCAGTGCCGCTGGAAATTGCAGCCAGATCCAGATAACTCTTTTTTAGTCGCCAGCAACCGAATTTCTCCGTTGGAGAAAGCAATTGTATTGCTCTCCCGCTCGTCAAGATCCTGTGAACCATAGATTTCTACGGCCTCTGGCAAGGCATGCTTAATCGCGTGCCGCTCTGCTTCAAGATCGTGCCAAAGGATAAAATGCTCCTCCAGGCTATTGTTGACGATCTCCGCCGCCTTTGCCACGCGAGCGCCGATACTCTCCCGCTTGACTGCTGCTGCATCCTTGAGGGAGACGGAAGCCTCCCTCTGGAAATGCTCCTGCCCATCTTTACCCACGACCGGCGTGGCGTCCATACACAGCTTGTGATAACGCACGTCCAACGGCGGCAGGTCATAGCCGGTATCGTCGTATCCGAGATCAGACGGTTTCGAGATATACAGCGCCCAGGATGATACCCATAGCCAGAATTCCTCTTCTTTGTGCGGGTAAAGGGTTAGATTGTTTGCCTTTGTGCTGTCCCGCTTGAAAAAACGGGTGAGGGCTTGCCCGGTGTCCATCACTTCCAGATACCCGGCATAATGGATCAACTCTTTATACCGGTTCGGCGCCGGGGTAGCCGTCGCCACAAGCTTATATGGCACGCCCTTAAACTTATTGAGAAACGTCTGGTAGGTTTTGCTCCCAAAGGAGCGCAGCACTGCCGCCTCATCGAGGCATGCGGCCGTAAAATATGATGGGTCAATATCCCCATCCCGCACCCGCTCATAGTTGGTCATTAGAATTGGCCCCTCTGCCATCCTGGCTTCCTCCATCGTGCGGATGTACTGCGGCGACGCCATATGCAGTAGCTCTCGCGCGTCATGGGTAAACTCCTGGCGCACGCCCAGGGGCAATACCAACAGGGCTTTTCCACCTTGATGCTCGGTAATGATGCGGCACCATTCCAGTTCCTGTACGGTCTTTCCAAGCCCAAATCGTTCAAACAGCGCCCGTCTCCCGCCGCGCACCGCCCACTGCACCGCGTCGCGCTGGTGCGGTTTCAATATGGGATTAATCTCCGATGGATCTATCTCAAACCCGCTCTCCGGGGCAAGCTCCATTTTAGACCGTAAAAATTCTTCATAGGTTCTCACTTTATCAGATCCTCTCTCTGCATCAGCTCTTCTGCTTCTCTGATCTGCTTTTTCGTCCGCTCTTCGCTCCATCGGCCCTTCAGATGTTCATAATATGCTGCAACCATCCATGACAGGGCGGTGCGCATATTCTCACGCGGATTCTCCGGCATTTGGGCCGTCAGTTGCTCCAATTCCTCGACAAACCTCGGGGACTGGTGGATGTCATTCGCAAGGCGTTGCGCCCAGAGATACGCCCAAGGATGCGTAGTGTCACCCTGCTTGAAAGAGGTTGAGTTGTCGCTTGCTCCAGTCAATATATTCATCCTCCCATTCGATGCCGATATAGTCGAGTACCCTCCCCCAACCATATTTCTCCCCGGTTTCCGGATCGGTGCAGCATCGATACATCCAGAATTCCCATTCCTTTGGATTGTCTTCTCTCAGCCGGTCGAACCGGTGCGGTCTCTTTTCAAGATGGATTCCAAACCCGCACATGCTACACCCTGTCCGCTGCGCCCGTGTCGTAAACAGTGTGCCATCCTCCGCCCGCTCGATGGAGCCGTAAATTTCAGGCACATGTACATTGAGGTCTAATGCAAGCTGCAATAGATCCTGCCTCAGGAAAGGGGCAAACGGGCAACTGCGCACGGAATTCTTGCCGTAGTAATTACAGCCGTTTTTGACAAGCCCCATTTCTCTTTGTCCGCCCTCGCTCGCCATCAAACCGAGATATGGGTAGCTATCATGCTCCTTTGCCCAGTCATCGCAGGGTTTTTCTTTCATCCATTTGCAGCAGTCACTGCTGACCTTGAATGGCGCTTTTTTGCAATGCAAATCCGGCCGGTGTTCCTGATAATTCCCTGCGAACAATTCCAGCCATTTATCAGGGAGCTTGATTTTATCGCTGTGTTTATAGTTTCCCTGTTTCCCCATATCGCCTGTCATGATCGCATGAATAAAGGTCTGCTTTGGACAATCCGGCTGCTGCAACAGCTCAATTTTTCGCGCCTTCGCTTTCGAAATAACGGGGAAGCCCAATTCTTGGATGACTTCCAACTTGCTTTTATAAGGACGGACTACCTCGATCCCCAACTCTTTATGTACCCGCTGTATGCTTTTATCCTCCAGGCTGGAGACGGAAATACCGTGAACGTTCAAACCGATCGACTTTAAAAAACAATACAGGGTAATGCTGTCCAATCCGCCTACGGACACATGGACGTCGTGCCCTTCTCCAACGATTTTGTTATAAAATTCCCAAGCACGTGCACGGGCCGCCATAACCTTTAATTTATAGGGCAAGGATTGCTTCTGTGCCATTTCTTCATAGGTCATTCCCATCGCCTCCGTTTCTCGCTTTTGGCAGTGCAAGATAATCCGTAATGATTTCAATCGCCGCATCCGCGCCCCTGCACAGCGCCGTCTGATAGCCTTCCGCCTCCAGCGCCGCCAACCATTCTTTTTGCTCCGGCGTTGTTTTACTGCCCTGCGTCCGTTTCATCTCGATATATAATCCGTGGTATTGGCCGTGTGCCGACGGCAGGCAGAGATCCGGCACGCCGCTTTTTAAACCTTCCGCGCGCAGTCGTCCGCCAGTGGCCATGCTCCGCTGGCCCTCATTTGGCACATGGTAGAGCAACCGCAGTTCTGGCCACCGCCCGCTCGCCGCTGCTGCCCATTTCATCACAGCCTGCTGCTCTTCGCTCTCAGTCGGGATGGACGGGACAGGTTTCTTTTGTGGGATGCCTTTCCGGGCAGGCTGCCCGCTCGGCTGCTTATGGGGATGGAGCATGGCCTGATACTCTGCGGCAGACATGCGCCCAAAATGGGATGCGGGCAACTCTCCAATTTTTTCGGATGGTTCGGACGATTGCCCGCTCTCAAGGCTTTGGAGATAGGCGTGGTATTCGGCGGTCGTCATTGATCTGGCCTCCGATCTTTCGGCACTGGCCATGCATCCCAGTTCTCGCCGTATCTCTCTATGACCGCACACATAACAGTCTGATACTGCTTATACCAATAGTCTGCACGGCGCTTTTCTTCTGCGTTTTCTCGCCGATACATTTCGATGAGAGTGGGTTCCCCGCTTTGGATTTGCTTTGTAACCTCCCGGTAGAGGGAGCGTATCATGCTATTTTTGAGCACCTGCTCGTCTACCTTGAGTTCCTGCCTCTGGGCTTTCTTCGCGCAGGCTCCGCCGGTGTAGGCACCGATATGAGGCGGTATTTCGTCCTTGACTTCATTGTAGAGTTCTAGCGGCATGACATAATAGTTGTAATGGCCGCAAAACGTGTGGGCGGCGGAACTGTGAAAATCCGATTTTGTGACCTTAATTTCATAGCATTTAAACTCGCCTTTGGTGTTGTAAGTCATGTAATCTACCCGCTCGTTGCCAAACCAACCAATCGTAACTTCAAAACATCCAAACGTTCCCTGCCTATGCGTGGCTTGCCAGATTTTACGCTCAAGATCCAAGGTCTGCTCCGTTTTCATTGGTTCCTCCTCAACCTCTCCTTCTGCCGTTTCTTCGGCGGAATCCGTACCATCCTGTAAAACTGGTACGCTTCCCCGGTTAGCGGGCAGATTCCGTTTTCAATGCTATCCTGATCTATGTAATAGCCGTTTATCGGTTTCGGCTCGTCGCGCCATGTCCGAGCCTCCTTAACCTCCGTTTTTGGTGGCGGCCGGTGCAGGTTTTTGCTGCGCGACCACCGCTTGCCCTTGATCGCCTCCCCGCCCGGGGATGTGCGTAGCTGATTGACATAGTAGTGCGCGAGCCGCCAGTAGTTGCCCGTATCATCTAAGGGCGATACGATCACCCGACCGTGCGGCCACATCGCCTGCAAGTCCCGGTAGTCCAGTCCGCTGATGACCATGTGATGATGGATTGCACCGCGCTCTCCATAGGCAGTAACCGCCACATAGCGCAGTTCCTTCCCTCGGCGGTGAAAATATTCCCGGAGTTTGCGCAAAAACTTCTCCCGGTCTTTCTTCGCCTGCTCTGGCGTGGGGCGCTCCCCTTTGCGATAAGTCCCTACAATGCTCAGATCGCCCGGGCCAAAATTCTCGTTGAGCAGCCGGGCCAGTTCCCTTTCCGCAAGCTTTTTATTGTAGGCTGCCATTGCTTCCGGGGTAGGGCTGTGCCGTTTCTGCCGCGCGCCCCTTGGATGCTTTCGGATGGCAAGCTTCTGTACTTCTATCGTCCTTCCGGCCCGGTAGGTTTTCTGTAGGTACATGGCGGGCTTCGTCCTTTCTTTTTCGGCCTTTTTCCGGGTTGCTCCGTCGGAGTGTTAATACTGTGAGCAAGCCGCATTGGCGCCCGCAGGCACCCGAAAAAAATTGACTTCCCGCCGCAAAAATGCTATACTAAATATGTGATATGTGGGCGGGAAGCCCTGCTGGTTCTGTAGGCCTGATTTCAGTTGGCGCTGAGATCAGGCCGTTTTTTATGTGCAATCACTGTCTTCGCTTTGATCTCACCATTGTGTACCAAAGTCGTCCGGAGTGCATTCGGCGACGCGCCGAGCTCCTGGAGCACCAGTTTTACTGCGGCTTTCTCGGTAAGCATGATGTTCCCTCTTTTCAAAGTTGTTTAATGATTTGAAAAAATTCTTTTGCCAGCGTGATTTCAGATTGGTTGGCCCATCCTTCTTCCCATGCCTTGTCAAAACCTTTCCGGTTGTTGTGCCATGCGCCGAATACCGGATCCTGCTCAATGGCATAGTAGGCATCCTGAGCTTTTTCGTTGATGGCCACAGGCCAATCCCATAGCGCATATATACTGTCCGAGCACTTTTTGACAACAACTTTTTGACCGTCCAGCAATTCGTACACTTTGACATAAAGCCCGGCTTCGGCTTCGGAGAGCTCTTTTTGATGCTTCGCTAGTTCCTCCGGCGGCAATTTGGGATCGTTGACGATAACCCAATATAGTTCATCCTTTTCTTCTTCAAATGACATGGTTATACTCCTTTCGATGTTTTTCCCCGGTATATCGGTTTCTGCCCTGGCGCTCCAATTCATCCCCGATCTTCCGGCGCATGTAGCTTTCCCACGCGCTTTCCAAGCGGTTCCACGCGATCAGCAGGTTTTCAGACCGCTCTAAAACTTTGTCGTAATGGTATACTCCGTGGATCGCCATGGAGGCGCGACAACCCTTGACTGCGAGATATACAGGCGGCTTGATCCCGTAATCAGAATCCCCTTCCATCGGCGCATCCTCCAGTAGGGCGAGTTCGCCGCGGTGGAAGCTCCATATCACGCGCATGAATTCTCCTCCTCCCCATCGTCGAGCACAGCATCCAATACTTTGCGCTTGTCCAACACACAGGCGCGGTATTTGCAGTGACCGACACTCGCGGTGGTATCATGATGCCGACATCCTTCGTAGCAGTGATCCATACAGATCGCAGCCTGGGCTTTGGGGCAATGCACCCATACCTGTGCCCCAGCGGGCCTTCCACCGCATATTGGGCAGATCATGATGCCTCCGGGCACAGCGTGCTCCTGACGTAGATGTGGATACGCTGCACATTGGCTGACCGGGCGGCGGATACCACCACGCTGTCCGCTGTGCCGCGCCTGACATAATCGCGGGCAAGCCGCATTGCTTCTTTATACGCGCGCTCTGCCGTGACTGGACCGCGCGCCGATAGCGTTGCGATAGGAATAAGGGTATCGTCCGGGGATTTGCTGTATTTGCGTTCTTTAAACTGCCAACTGGTTGGGCCAATATATTGGGCATAGACTTCCCGCGGGTGCGGTGGCGTCCAGGGCTTGGGTAAGGTCCTCATGATTTATGCTCCTTTCTGCACGCGAAGATCGCGCGTTCTTTTGCGCCGCATTGCATCGCGCGGCGAATCTCATATGCCTCGTAGTCGAATGACGTTTTAAGCCCCGATTTTTGTGGTGCCTGGGTTTCCCGCTTATTACACCGCTCCGGCGGGCATCCGCGCGGCTCGCCCGTGTCAAGGATGTAGTGGCAAATCTCTTCTCCGCCACGGGAACCGGTGCTGGATCGGTAATGTGCGCAGCCTGCGCAGGGCTTAGGCTTAACTTTGCGTTTGGCAGTCATTTTCCCAATATCCTTTCTTTTATGCAGTGCTTTTTTCTGCATCGTACATTTTTAACATCCAGCCCTGCGTGTACCAGAGATAAAACGTAGCGGACGGAATTTTGTTTGTAGCGTTCGAATGCAACGTTTTTTGATAGCCAAATGCAAACGGACATTGCCTCGCCTGAATGCTGGCAATCAGCGTCGCAGGATTCATACCCAAAAACTTGGCCGCAACCTGCGGGGGGATGTATACGGGATGATCCTTTACAATTTCGTTGAGTTCGTCGAGCTTTTCCAGCACGGGGGATGGTATTTCAAAGGGTGATTGTGCCATACGTGGGCCTCCTTTCTATTTCGGCTTTGCAGGCAGCTATGCGGATTTTTGCGGATCGTCTCCGCTGATTAGCTGGCGCGTAATGTCCATATACGCCAATAGATACCCCTTGCGTTCCGGCGTCGCGTCTCTAAAAAGCGGCCCTATGCGTTCTAACGCTTTAATCTTTGCAGCGGTTTCTGCGTTGATTGATACTTCCATCGCTTTCATCTCCCTACTTTTATATCGTTGCAATATTATAATATATCGTAGAGTTAAAAAAGTCAATAGCTTTAGTACAAAAATATTGCGCCGATATAAAATATATGGTATAGTGGTTTAAAAGGAGGATGAATATGAATAACCGTATAAAGGAATTGCGTAAAAGCTTAGGATTAAATCAAACCGAATTTGGTGAACGCATTGGCGTGAAGCAAGGTAGCATAGCCAGCTATGAATCTGGAGCCAGAACGCCCCTTGACACCGTCATCAATTCTATTTGCCGAGAATTCAATGTCAGCAAAATTTGGCTTATCGAAGGGCGCGGCGAAATGTTTGAAAACGATGATATGGAATTCGCCCGCGCCGTTGATAGGGTGATGTTTGGGGAAAGCGACTTTGCGCGGCGGGTTTTTAAGTTGTTTGGCAAACTCAGTTTGGAAGAGTGGAATAAATTAGAGGAAATCGCGCGTAAATTGGTTGAGGACGAAAAAAAAGACCCGCAACACTGATTTCCAGTGTTGCGGGTCTCCGCTTATTAAATGATTAGCTTATGGAAAACTCAATATCCGCATCTGAGCTAAACCAATTTCCTGTATATTGCAATTTAAGTCCAGTGTCCCCCTTTGGCTGCTCGAACGCTATTGTACCTTCGATTTCGCCACCGGGTGCAAGCTCACCGCTCGAAAGCGCGGTGTCTGAATCGATTGTGGTAAACGCTTCGTCCGTGATCTGTCCTTTACTGTTCAGCATTTTAAAATCATAAGGATTGTAACTGATTTTCTCAGCACCGGTGTTTTTGTATTTAACGGTAACAATTACATATTCCATGCCATCTTTTGGTTTGTCAAAATCGTCGCCGTTTGATTTCTCAACCTTAGTGACTGATAATTCAAGCCCTTTATATTTGACAGGTTCGTTAATCCCAAATACTTTCGATGCGTCAGCACCAATTTGTTCACTTTGCGCTACACCGCTACCGCCGCCAACTGCCTGGGGCTTATCGTCGTCGCCGCCCATATTTGCGATCGCCGCGATTACGATAATAAGGACAACGATGACAATGACTGCTATCAGTCCTTTTTTCTTCTTTTTCTTTGGCTGCGCCACCGTCGCTTGCGCTGGGCTAACCCCATCGTTTGACGCTCCGCATTCCGGACAAAACTTTCCTTCGTACTCTTTCCCACATTTTTTGCAAATCATGCGCGAATCCTCCTTCATTTTTATATCATTACAATATCACATAAGGATAAATTTGTAAAGTTGTTTACAAAAAATATGGTTAATTTGAATTTTACTTACTTAGCATCTTTTCGTATGATGCACAGACAACACTATATATCCACTTCAACTGTTCTGCGCTATGTATAAACCCCAACATCCTAACTATTTCATGCTTAATTTCTTCAATGGTCAATTTTCTTTCCTCCCGATGTGTTGTAATTTGATGGAGGATACAGTATAATCATGATGCAGTATTTTTACTGTATCCTCGGCGGTGGAGGGCGGCGGTGCTTGGTGGGCGTGCCGTCCTCCGTTTTTGGTCTCGCGTTCTGAACATTTGTTCACATCTATATTATCACCCCTTTGGAATGTTGTCAATCGCAGTTGACGCATTGGCTGCAATTGGTATCAATTCATGCAGCGTGACATTAAGGGCGGTAGCTAGTCTACATAATGTGGAAAATTTTACATCCGCCTTTCCAGTTTCAATTTTCACAATTTGCATTTTGTCAATATGCGTCATTTCAGACAGCGTTCTTATTGTATACCCCTTGTCAGTTCTAAGCTTTTTAATCTGTTCCCCAAGTATAATCAATTCATCCGTAATAATCACCCTGGGTTATTATCACCTTGACATGGGTCAACATGTAAAAAAGGTGGATGATTACCACACATAAATTTTACCATACTCAAAATTGCTGTGGTATGGCTACAGCCATACAAGGCGCATTTTTTCTTCTTTTGATTCGTAGAAAATTATGATGGAAAATTATGCAAAATGGAGAAAATGAAGATTTTAGAAATTATTTTAATTTTAAGTGCAACATTTTACGATTTTTTTCGTTATATATAAGGGAAGGACTTTTTATCATAGTATAATTATATAAATAATTATGTGTTGATATTGAAAAGCGCAATATAACTTTTTGTATGTTTCTATGTTTATAAAATAAAATCGTCAAATTAATATAATATAAGCCTTGCGGAGATATAAGGCTTATTTTGCCCGCTCGCCGGGCATTAAAAAACAAGGTGATGTTGTGGGCAGACCAAAAAAAGAAAAGCCAAATCACGGGGGCTTGTATGAAGTTAAGGCCACGATTGGAAAGGGGCTTGATGGTAAATTAATCCGCAAATCTTTTTATTCCCCGGTCAGCAAACGCGATGCACGTCAAAAGGCTGATGAATATCTTGCACAAAAGCGCGCCGCGGAGATAACTGGCATAGGATTTGCGGGAGGCGGCGCCATTTTTGATGATTATGCAATGCGATGGCTCGAGACGTTTAAAAAAGGCAAGGTTAAAGACAACACTTATCGAGGGACTTATGAAAACCCTGTCTTAAAGCATTTGATTCCCTATTTTGGCAAGGCACAAATGAATAGCATCAAGCAATCCGACGTGCAAAAATTTTTTGACGAAAAGGGGAGGGAATACAGCCTCGAAACCCTTAAAAAAATGCGATCTACCTTGAATTTGATTTTTATTGCGGCCATTGATGATGATCTATGCTATAAAAATCCAGTCAACAAAAATATTAAACTGCAAAGTAGCGTTTCACCCGCTGAAAAAAGCGCGTACACCCAAGCCGAATACAATATCGTATGGGACTTTGCCCGCTCTCATCGTTTTGGACTGTCTATTATGGTGATGATGGAAACAGGGATCAGCCGAAGCGAGTTGCTTGGGATAACCCGTCCCAATATAGACTTTGACAACAATATTATTTATATCACAGATGGTCTAGTGGAAGAAAAAAGCACGGAGACAGATAGGTATGTTTTGGTCGCGGAAGGTCTTAAAAATAAATACCGCGCCCGGCCCATACCGATCAGCGGCGAGCTTTCTGACGCGCTAAAAAATAAGCCCACTGTAATTTATATAGGTGGAAATGCAAAAAAAAGTATTGCCCCCGTGGCAATCGAGCCTAAATATGTTTTTCATTCACCAACAGGCGGGCCGTACAGCCCGAATAATTGGTACAAGCGCGAATATTCCGTTTTTATGGACGATTTACAAAAGGCGCACCCGGAAATTAAAAGATTAACCCCGCACGAGCTGCGTCACACGCGGGCAACGTTATCAGCTAATGATGATGATGTTGACCTATTTCAGCTTGCTAAGCTACTTGGGCATTCCGACTTAAATATGCTGATTAAGCGATATGCCCACACTGACGTTGAAGCAATGCGCAAGGCACTTAAAATTGGCGACAAGGACGGCTGA